AATATCTCTAAATATTTTTTCTGCATATTCAGTTCTTTTCTTTTGTGAAGCAGGATCTTGAGAATATGCTTTTATATCATACATCTTGTCAGACATGCCATTAACAACAATATCAACAAACTTAGGTATAACAGGAACTGGCTTCCAGTCAAGATTTAAGTAGCTTAAGTCACCATTTATAGATAATTCATCTTTATATTTTTGAACTGATTGTTCACCTCTAGCGTATAATCTTCTTTGATGAAATATGCTGTAGTTAAATGAGTATCTATTACCTCCAACTCCTTGTCTAAACCATTCGCCTTCTATAGCTCTAGCAACTTGAAGACCATAGTCTAAGCTCATCTTCTCCTCTTGAGGAGCTACTTGATCTGGAAAAGAACTTCTATTATTAGTATATATCATTTACTCGTTAATTTTTGAAAGAATACCATCGTTGTTATACGTCTTTATTCCTAAATTTACAGTTTTTGTTTTTCTATCAGCAACTGGTTTATATTTATTTTTGTTACAAGCCATTATAGCTAAACCAGAACTAATCGAAGCATCGTGCTTTGTTCTATTATTTATATTGAACTTAGCCCAGTCTTCTAATGTTTCTTGGTGATACATGTCACCATAATTATCATTATTAAAACCTACATAATTTTCTATATAAGCTTCTATAGCAGCGGCATGCGCCTGTTTAATATCTTCACTTGAATTAGGTATTCCACCTATTTCTTTTTCTGTTGTTGAAAGCTTGTTCCAAACTTTATCAGGTCTATTTATTGAAAACCCTCTATAACCTCTACGTTTTAAATAGTATAATAATCTTGGTTTGTTGTTTTCAGCAAGTATAGGCATACCATAAAAAACTAAAGCCATAAGTACATCTTCAAAAAAAGTATCAGCTGTTTGTGGTCTAGATATATATTCTAGAAAAAAATGATTTGGAGGCGCGTCCTCCATACTAAACCTTGTTAGTCCATGTAATGCTCCTTTAGAGCCGCGACCATCAACAGTACCGCTAATGTCGTAACTGTCACAGCCAAAAGCTCCAACGTGCTCGTTACCAGGATATTTGCTTCCATTTTTTATAATCACTCTATTTTGTAAGTTTTTAAGTGGTACCCAGCTTATTTTAAACCTACCTTGATCACTTGGCATAAATATAACTTTAGTATCTTTAACACCATTTTCCCATTGAAAATTTCCTTTTGTAATGGATATAGTATTGTTTAATTCCTCGTTATAATCTATTTGTTGGTATATTTTAGTTAAGTTAAATAAACTTTGTTTTGTTTCGTCTCTAAATGCATGCTGTTCAGTTCTTGGAAACTGTCTATAATATTCATTTAAACTATCTTGATCATTTTTTAAACCTTCTACCTCATTTTCCCAATGCTCGATAACTCCTGTTGTAATTTCGTAGCCATCAACTCCTTTGATTGTAGCTTCGTTTCTAATGAATACAGGTAATCCATAAGTATCGATGAATCCTTCGTAGTTCCATTCCATAGGAATGAACAAGCTATAGAGCCCAGAAGTTGTTTGTCCGTTTCTATTTCTTTTAGTAACGTCTGAAGCGTAGTAAAGTTTTTTAAAGTTATTTCCACCTTTGTCTAAAGCATTTGATGTTGAGCCCATCATACATTTACCAACAATTCTAGATCCTAGACGTAGCGTAGTTTTTGTAACTCTCCAGTTGTTTAATATATTGTCAGGCCTTTCCCATTTGCCACTTTCATCATGAGCTAGTATTTTTAACTTTTCACCATCATAAGAGTTGTCGCCTGTATTTTTCCAATCAATAGTTGTGTCAAGTCCTTCTAATTCTTTAAGCTGTTCATTCGACTCAAGCTTTCTTCTAGTAAGTTTAGATGCTGGAACTCTATAAGCCAGTTCAGTCTTTGGCCTGTCCATACCATCTTGAATGGGTTTAAAAAAGAACGGGTAGTTAACTGATATGGGTACAACTTTATCCGTAAACATTTTTTTGGCATCTGCACCAGACTTGGACAATATACCGAATCTTGAGTCGGAAGATATTGTAGCTTGGTTAACAAGTTCTGCGCTTGACATAAAAGAGAATCCAGATCGTCTGTTTTTAAGATAGCACATACCATAGCATCTTGTATCTGCTTTGCATGCTTCCCAAAATATAAAGAAGAGTCTATTTGCTTCTCTAAAGTCTGGTGCTCCAATGTCGATTTTTGACCATTGCAAATACATATAGTGAGTACCAGTAATGTAAGTAGCCAAACCCTTATTATAGAACCAGAATCCTTTATCTCTTTTTTCAAATTCTTTATCAATGTAGTCATACCACTTTTCTTTAAATTCATTTGGATATTCTTCCCAATCAAATCTGCTCTTAATCTTACTTAACTCTTTTGGGTACTCTTGTTTTTCCCAGTGTTGTTCAATTTTCTTTTCGCTTCGTTTATACGGTTCATCTGTTGCTGGTAAAGCAATCCTGAGATTCTGTATTTCAATGATTTGTCCAATTTTGCCTGTTTTGCTTATTACTATAAAATCATAATCAGAATTATAACCATAATCCCATTTTTTAAACCTATTGTTTTTAGCTAATATCTTAGGATTTACAACGTCCTTAATTTCTTTCCAAAGAGTTTGTTCGTAACTCACTTACTTCTCCCTTCTGCAAAACCTCTAAAAGTTTTTTGTTCTTTAACTTCTTTAGGTTTTTCGTTTAGCATATCTTCTTCTTGCTGAATACGAGTAAGTATTTCAAAAGCATCAAATATAGCTAGCTTTTTAGTAGCGGCAGCATTTTTTAATCTATCAGCGCTTACATCATCGTCTGAGTCTACGATCTTTTCTTTTGCTACCTTGATAAGTTCCTCAACTGCTTTTTGCCCAGCTTGGATTATTTTCTTCTTCGTTTCCTTGGTATTCATGCGTTAAGGCTATATCATTTGATTTCATACAATAAAGTCGTTCACCTTCTATAATAAACTCAAATTCAGAGTTAGGGGTAAACGTAATAAGTGTTCCAGGAGTGATTCCTACGGCTTCTAAGGCATTATTAGTATATTTCACTATACCAACATTAGGTTGCTCTTTCCTGTTCTCTAATAAGTTTTGGTTTTTAAGTGGTTTTACAAAGCAATAATCTAAATGTGGTTTTAAATTATGCATATATATTTGCCCTGGTGAAACAAAGTAAAGATCATCTTTAAAATGAGTTGAACTATTACGTTCATTTCCCTTTTGATCATACCATCTCCTAAATACATTGTGATGTATATATAATTCATCTCCTATATTTATTTTAGTATCATAAGCTGCAGGAGTTGAAACTACTACAGCTTTTTTACTAATAAATCTATGGTTTTCAATGCTAGTATTGATAATAAGGTTATTACCATCAACTCTTCGTATATTGTCATACCTGTCATCATGTGGCTTAACAATAAAGCTGTATAAGCTTTTCATTAATACTTAAGATCGTACTCTACAGATATTGACATATTAGCATTAAACTTTTTCCAAGGTAAGACTTCATTATTTTTAGTTATAAAAATATTATATGATTGGTCTTTGTCTTCAAAAAGTATATCACTAATTGTATGTCCACCGTATACTTCCTGACCAGTTGAATAATGCATTGCATCGTTCTTATAGTCAGAACCTATACTAATCTTCCTTATTACCTTCGACATCTTCTTTTATCTCAGTATAAGTACCATCTTCAACATTGATGTTAATAGCACCGTATTCTTTTTCTAATACAGCTTTATATTCTTCAATATCTTTATTTGCAGCAGCTATTTCATGAAGTAGTCCATGCTTTTGGCTTTCTAATAAACCGATGTTATGAACTAATTCATTAAGCTTAGTTTGCTGATCTTGAATTGTTTTTAATTCTTCTTCTTTGATTTTCATTTGATTAAATTTAATTGTTGGTTTTTGTTATTCTCCTGGTCCTGGTTCAGCAGGTGTCCATTCTGGAGTAGCTAGTAAAACTAGTATCTCTTCATGAGTGTAAGTCCCAACAGGCGTCAACGAACCGTTTGTAATAAAGCTAGGCTCTACCTGGAAAGACAAAACACCTTGCGTATTTGCCACGTTTCTTCTCATTGTTTGAGCAGAAGACTGGTTTACTTGACTGAACAAAACAGCGTTTGTATCAGATAAGTTAATTACTACATAAGTTGTTGCCATTGTTTAATTGTTATTTGTTAATTACTTGTTATTTATATATTTACTTGTTTTAATCTTTTTTTACGGGGTTGGTGGTACATCTGTTTCTCTAGCTGTGACTGCCATCCCACTTGATACTGCATTAGCTGTACTATATGGCGCATCACCTACTAAAGCCCCAACTGCCATTCCAGTTGATGTTCCATTAGCTGTTGTACCTACACCGTTTGTTAAAGCATCCACACCCATACCTGCACTAGTTCCATTGTTGCTACCTTTTTCGTCAGCTACAATCCAGTCGTTTCCATTAAAAGAACTATTTTCACCTAACTGCCACCAGTTGGTTAAGTTTGAATAGGCACTATGGTTATTAAGGTTAGATGGTAGTCCTTCATTATAAATTTCTCTTACTTGTATAGCTGATAAATTTGTATCCCATACAGAACAGTTTGAAAGTTTACCATTCCAATACCATCCTACAACATTACCACCGACAAATTGTATATTTGTAGTACCTGCTGTGTTTACTCTTGAATCACTTAAATATCCATCAGTATAAGTGTTTAAAGTTGTAGTACTGTTATCGTATGAAAAAACTACATTATGCCAATTTCCATCATTTATAGCTGGTGTAACATTAAAATAATTATTTGTAGTGTCATCTGGGTACATCATTAAACCTCCAGAAGATGATGTTTGTGGTGTGTATTGTAACAAACCATTAGAACCATTAAGAGCAACCCTCTGGGAAATCGTATCAGTCCAAGCAACCCAAATACTAACAGACCAACTACTTGATAAATTTACAGTTCCAACACTTGTATATTGACTACTTGGACGGTCAAAATTCATAGCATATTTACTATAAGGTGCAACTGTTTGTAAGTCACTTTGAACAAGGTTTGATTGAGACATTCCTGAGCTTAACCCGTTTAGTGTAGATACTGAACCTGGAACAATATCCGTGTTAGCTGTGTTAGCATTATTTGAATTACTTGATAAATCCACAAGTCCTCCTCCAGCAGCTGTAGAAGCATCTTTTAACGTCCACCAGCCAGTTAAATTAGAAATAGCGCTATGAGAAGATAAATTGCCAGGTTGTCCATTATTATATAACTCTGTAATTTCAGCAGTACTCAAGCCTTTATTCCATATGGAAACATTAGAAACCTCTCCAAGAAATGATAATGTTCTTGCTGTAACAAAACTAGTGCCTATACCTAAATTGTTTTCACCACTCACAGTTCCATAATTTATTGATCCTGTAGTTGATTTGTCTTGATCTGTGCTAGCGTTTTGACCATCTATATATAAATTAGAGACAGAGCCATCCCAAGTTCTAGCTATATGATGCCATTTACCATCATTATAACCTGAATTAGTAGATTGAATAGATACGTTAGAATTTCCATCTGTTTTAATAACTGAATATATCTTACCACTTATCACGACAAAGTAAAAACTAGGAGATCCTGAGCCAGCACTGGAAGGAGCTACCATTAAATAATCCCAATCAGCGTTTGATGTGTTTATCTTAAACCATCCAGCAAAAGTAATGGCTGATGTTGGTCCCCAAGTTTGTATATTTGGAACTTGATTACCTGATCCATTAACAGCTTTTACTGATAAAGAACTAGTATAATCAGCTGTTGCCTCATTGATTTCCCAATCTGTAATTGAACTATTATAAATCTCACTTGCATCGAGTTTATACCAAGCTTTTAGATTAGAGCTTTGAGGTATATTAGCTAAAGTTTGTATTGGTGAACCGTAGTTATAAAGAGTTTCTACTTCTGTTGCAGATAGATTTGTATTCCAAAATAAGAAATTAGAAGCATCACCAACAATACCAGAAGCATTTTTACCTAAACCTGAAACTATAGTATCATAACCAGACCAATTAGCTTGAGTAGCTGTTGCTATAGATTGACCATTTGCATAAAGTTCGCAACCTGTTCCATTTCTAACAACTGTCCAATGCACCCAATTAGTAGATAATATATAAGTGTTTATGTTACTATTTGTCATGCCGGCTGAATTTGGAGCTGGAGCACTGTTGTTAGGCTTAAAAGTGTAGTATTCGTTGGTACTATATGGACCTGTGTTTATTAAATTACCACCATTATTTAGTATATAGTTTCCAATATTACTTGTACTTTTAACCCAATAACTAATAGTACTTTGAGAACCTAAATTAAGGTTTTGGCTAAGACCAACTGTTTTATTTCCTGAAAAATCAAAAACATAATCTCCAATAGCGTTGTTTTCAGCTAAAAAGTTTCCGTTCCAAGCAGATGTACCTAAAGGATAATAAGCTACAGGTGGACTTGGTAAAGCCATAGGGTTTGAGACGGATGTTCCACCACCCCAAAGAGTTGTTACTTGGCCTTGAGAAAGAGCGTAGTCGAAAATGGCCGCTCCGTTTAATTTACCATCAAAATAAGCTCTACCAGCGCCAAAGCCACCATTACTCCCTATAAAAGATGGACTTCCTACTGTAGCGTTGTCACTATCAGTACCAGAACCAATTAATACCCCATCTACATATAAAGAGTAAGTATTGCCAGATTTAGTCATTACATAATGATACCAAATGTTTAAGCTAGGAGTATGTAGAACACCAGCTAAGGCAGAATTATCTATCCATATTCCTACTTGTGTAGATGTTACTGGAGCTATTTCTAAATCAAATTGTCCAAAACAAATTAGAGCCCCAAATTGATTTACACTATTAAAATTTGCCCAAACACTAAAAGAACAATCAAAATTATTCAAAGTAGCCCCATTAAAAGGAGCAGGAGTTGTAAAGGATATATCCTGACTACTGCTCGAATCAAAATTTAAACTATAATTAGCACTTTTACTCTGATTAGCATTTCTTGGCATTCGCCAGCCTGGACTTAAAAACTTTGTACTCATATTTTTATTTTATTAATCTCCCATTCTGTACCAAGCCACTGGCGTTGGTAGGTTAGTATTATTTTCTATATCTGCTGTTTTACCTGTTGTTGTTGCATTGTATAGATCAAGTTTAATCTGATCAGCTGTTAGAGCTGTATTCCAGATTGCTACTTCATCAATTAAGCCATTGAAAAAAGTAGTTTGGTTATAATTTGAGCCAATAATAACTGAGTTTGTTACTGTAGGTGCAGTTGTTGTACTTGTTGATGTTGTTTTATGTAAAGAACCATTCCAATATAAATCAATAGATTGACCTGGTCTAAAAACACCTACTAAATGTGTCCACACATTTAGCTGTAAACTGAAACTACTTCCACCAGAGTGTTCACTTCCAACGTAAAACCTAACTCCAGCTCCGTAAGGTAATAAGTTATAATTTGAATGCTTATTAATAAATGTTCCTTGATTGGAGTTTGTACTTGGTCTAACCCAAGCTGAAACTGTTAAAGCTCCTGTTATGCTAAGTGAACTATCATTTCCAGCATTAAAATATTCATCAACCCCATTAAATGCCATCGAATAACTATTACTTATTTGATTTCCAACATATCCAGGTACATAAGGTATTTTATCATCTGGAATCATATTATAACTCTGAGAGTTAGCGGTTGATAAAGCAGCATCTCCTACACGATCTACAATATCTAAATTTGTTCCTACACCATTTGCGTAAGTTCCAGGTGCATCAGCTGAGATCATATCTACATTGTTTGTAGAAGCTTCGCCGTTGGGTGCTCCAGTAATTGAATTAGGTAAAACTAAAGTTGTATCTTGGAAATAAGCATTTTCACCAAGTCTCCACCAAGAAATAGGTGCAGTTCCAGAGAAAGTACTTAAATCTGTTGGTCTACCATTATTATATATTTCTAGTATTTTAGCAGGTGATAATGCGTAGTTGAATATACAAACTTCGTCTATTTTACCATTAAAGAAAAAAGTGCTTCCGTTTCTTGATCCAATATAGTTATTAGTTGTAGATGCATGTATTGTTTGCCCACCAGAATTAGAATTATTTAAATTTCCATCAATATATATGTATTGATTAGTTCCATCATTTACAGCTATTAAATTATGCCAATTACCATCATTAACAGTAGAAGATGATGTTAAAACAGTTATATCGTTAGC